TTAACTCTCTCCGAACTTCAAGAGCTTGATGGCGTCGAAGTCCTGCACCCCGCCGCCGACGCGCTTGGTGGTGTAGAAGAGCACGTAGGGCTTGGCCGAATAGGGATCGCGGAGGACGCGGACGCCGAGGCGGTCGACGATCAGGTAGCCGCGGCGGAAGTCGCCGAAGGCGATGGCCATCGTATCGCTGTCGATGTCCGGCATGTCTTCGGCTTCGACGACCGGGAAATTCATCAGCATCGCCTGGGCATCGGCCGTCGCAGGCGGCTGCCAGATGTAGTTGTCGTCGGCGTCCTTCAGCTTGCGCAGCTCGCCTTGCGTGCTGCGGTTCATGACCCAGCGCGCGTTCTGGCGGTAGCCCGCCTTCAGCGTGTAGACGAGATCGATAAGGATGTCCGACGGGGTGTCGGCCGGGAAGGCGCCGTCGATGCCGGTCGCCACGTAGCCGAGCTTCTTCCAGGCCCAACTGGATTCGGCGATGGTGTCGTAGTCGAGGAAGCCGCGCGGCTTGGCGTTGCCGTCGCCGGCGACGAAGGCGCTGCCTTCCTGCTCGGCGAAGGCCGTCTCGACCTCGGCCGCCAGCCACTCGTCGATGTTGACGGCGGTGTCGTCGAGGAGCGTCGCGGTCGCCGCCGGCATGGCGTAGAGCTCCATGGTGGGAAAGCTGAGCTCGTCCAGCGTCGGCGCCGCGGTCGGCGTGCGATCCGTCGTCTCGCCGACCCAGCCGACGGCCGGACCGGAGATCGAAAACGGCTTCTTGTAGACGGAGGACGAGACCTGGCGCACATCGGCGATGGCGCGGATCGGCGAGACCTCGGCAAGGCGGCGCATGATCTCCGTTTCCGTCTCGTCGGGCACCAGATAGCCGCCGTCCGGGTCGGAGCCGACGGAGAGCGCCTTTTCCTCCAGCCGGTGCAGGCCGTCGTCGCGGCCGGAGCGCACATAGGCGTCGAACGCGGCCTTGTGCTCCAGGCCGGCGACGCTGGTGCGGCCGCGCTCAAAGCCGAGGCGCGGGCGCTGGGACTTGATCAGATAGCCGTCGATCAGCCGCTTCTGGTCGTCGAGCGAGCGGTTCAGCCGGTCGAGCTTTTCCTCGGTCAGCGGGTCCGAGCCGCGCTGGCGCTCCAGATCGGCAAGGCGGCGGTCGTTGGTCTCCTTGAAGGCCTCGAAGGCGGTCATGAAGTCCTCGAAGGCCTCGGCCATTTCGAGGGCGGAAGTGGGGGCGGACGGGCGCGCCGTCGCCGGAACGGTGGGGGTCGGCATTTGTCGTTTACCTCGCGGATTTCAGATGTCTGGTCGCCCGGAGCAGCGCGCTCCGGAGCCGGTCTTCGGCGGTGTCGGCAGCGTCCGGCGTGCCGGTGAGCGCCCGGTAGCCCCCGGAAAGGAGGGCGCGGGCGGCCTTTCGCGTCAGCCCAGCGTCCTGCGTGAGCCAGCGTTCCAGTTCGCGTCGTGTGGGGTGGGTTCCGGTCGCCGTCTTCACCGATGCGACGCGGGCGCCGGGCAGCATCGGGAAGGTGACGACGGAGATCTCCCAAAGGTCGATTTCGATCAGCCGGCGGATGCCGGTGCGCGCCTCGCTGCGGCCCTTGACCGTGCGAAAGCCGATGGAGAGGCCATCGAGGGCGCCGGCGCGCATCAGCTCCAGCACTTCCGCGCCGCGGGCGACGGACGTCATGAGCTGGCCGCGCACGAAAAGGCCCGTGCCGTCCTCGGCGACCTCGGTCCACACGCCGATCGGCTCGGCCGGGTCGTGCTGGTAGAGCATCTTGATGCCGGCGGCCCCGCGCGCCCGAAGGCTCGCGGCAAAGGCGCCCGGCTCGACGAGGTCGCGGTTGAGGTCGATGAGGCCGAAGAGGCTGGCATAGCCGGAAAAGCTGCCGTCGGCTTCCACCGAGGTCAGGTCGGCGCGGGCGAACTTTACCTCGCGCCCGAAAGGATCCGCGCTCGTCATTTTTCTATCCGTTCTACGAAAGGTCGGAAATTCGTTTAGTCCGCCTTGCGGGCGCCATAGCCGAGGGCCTCGCGCTTTTCGTCGTCGGTGAGGAAATCGGCGGCCGAGACCCGCCGCCACAATGCCTCGCGCTCGCCCGACAGGGCCTCGATGGCGTCGAGATCGGCCGAGAGCTTCAGCCGCTCGCCGAAGGTCGGGGCGAGCCAGGCGCTGAGGGAGGACGCGGTGCGGCGCACCAGCGGCAGCACGGTCTGGCGCCAGAAGGCGCGGCTCGCCTCGCGGTAGTTGGCGTAGGTGTTGTCGCCGGGAATTCCGAGCAGCATGGGCGGCACGCCGAAGGCGAGCGCGATCTCGCGGGCTGCGAGGTTCTTGGCCTCGATGAAGTCCATGTCCTGGGGGGAAAGGCCCATCTGCTTCCAGTCGAGCCCGCCTTCCAGGAGCAGCGGCTTTCCGGCGTTGCCCGCCCCGGCAAAGCCCTCCTCCAACTCCTTCTTCAGGCGCTCGAATTGCTCTTCCGTCAGGTTGCCGCCCTCGCGGGCCTGGTAGACGAGCGCGCCGGAGGGACGGGCTGAATTGTCCAGCAGCGCCTTCGCCCAGCTTCCGGCCGCGTTGTGGATGTCGATGGCGACCTGGGCCGCCTCGATCGGCGGAAAGCCGTAGTGATCGTTCGTCGGATTGTGCAGGCTAAGGTGCAGGATCGGCGGCGTCGACCCCACCTGGTCGAAGCGCACGGTGCGGCCCGCGACGGTGTACTCATAGGCTGATGGCCAGCCGTCGGTTCCCGGCACGACCTTCATGCGGTCGGGCCGCAACGCATGCAGCTCGCGGACGTCGCCGTCGAGGCCGACGGCCTCCACATAGGCGTTGCCGGCGATCATCAGCGCGCCGATGACCTCTTCCAGGAAGGCGTTGCCGGACTGGCGGGGGTTGGGGCGGGTCAAGAGGTCGAGGAGCGGATGGGCGTCGAACTCGCGGGCGCCGTCATGCAAGAGCCAGGAGACCGAGCCGGCGGCCTCGGCGATCATGCGGACCGACCGGTAGACGACGGCGTTGCGCGAGAAGCCCTCGCGGGCAAGGGCGGCGTAGTCACGGGGCGTCCAGACCGGGCGGCCGGCGCTCGACAGTGCGATCAGCGGGCCGGTGCGGGAGGCCTTCGCCTCACGCACCTGAGGAGATACGGCGGCAGCGTCCGCGCCCTTGTTTTTCGGGCGCAGGCGGGAAAAGAGGGCCATCGGGAGAGTCCCTTTATCGGATTATTCGAAAGTCAGAAGGACCGGAGGCGCGGGGCGCCGGACGTATCGAGCATCAAGGCCGTCAACGCCCAGACGAGGGCATCGACCCGGTCGGGCGAGCGGCCTTTCGCCCTCCCCTCCACGCCGAAGTCGCACATCTCGTCCTCAAGCTTCGGCAGCGCGCCGACATGGCGCACCCTGCCCTGCTCGTAGAGCGCGGCGACCGGTTCGGCGCGGATCCACTTGCCCCTCGTGGCGCGGACCGCCAGCACCGGGATCGTCGCATCGACCTCGCGCAGCACCTGGGTCACCATCTCGCCGCCCTGGTTGACCTCGGCAACGAGGCTGTCGGCGGCAAAGCGGTGGAACAGCTCGATCGCCCGCGAGGCCCATTGCGCCGGCCTCAGGCCCTGCTCGCTGGCGTCCTGCAGCACGTAGGCGGCGCCATCCGCGGCCCGCCCGGCAACGACGATGCCGCAGGCGTCGGCGCGAGCGCCGGAGGAGGCCGGCGGGTCGATGGCGACGACGATGCGGCCGAGATCCGGCGGGCGCTCGACCCGGCCCGCATCGAACATCTCCCGGCGCCAGAGGGCGTCCGGCCGATCCTCGATCAGCTCGCCGTCGAGCTCCTGGCGGCCGAGGCGCGAGCCCTTGTAGCGGCCGACGACGCGCTCCAGAAATCCCGGCGCCAGATTGGCAAGGTTTTCCCGCGTTGCCGCCCGGGAGACAACGGTTCCGGGCGAGGCCAAAAGCTGCTTGACCAGCGGGATCGGCCGCGGCGTCGTCGTTACCACCTGGCGCGGCCGCTCGCCGAGCCGCAGCGCGAATTGCAGCATGTCCCAGGCCCTTTCGGCATAGCGCCACTTGGCGAGTTCGTCGGACCAGGCCGCATCGAATTGCGGTCCGCGCAGCGCCTCCGGATCGTCGGAGGAAAAGGCGTGGGCGATGACCCCGTTCGGCCATTCCAGCCGGCGCCGCGAGGGGAACCATTCGGGCCGCTCGGCATTGCCATGCACCGCCAAGAGCCCGGAATCGCCCTCGATCATGACCTCGCGAACGTCTGCAAATGTGTCGCCGACAAGGGCGATCCGGCCCGCCTGCGGCCCCGGCTTTTCGGGCGTGCCGAGCGCCAGGGTCCGAACCCATTCGGAGCCGGCCCGCGTCTTGCCGGAGCCCCTGCCGCCGAGGATCAGCCAGGTCAACCAGTCGCCTTCGGGGGCGAGCTGGTCGTCGCGGGCCCAGAAATCCCAGTCGTGGTTGAAGAGCTCCAAAAGCACCGGGGCGAGCCCGGCCAGCAGCTCGGCGGCGCGGGCGTCACTCCGTCCCCGCCCTGCGCATGCGAGCCAATCGGCGCGCAAGCTCCTTGCGAAGGCCCTCGATGTCGCCGGAGGCGTCGTCGGAGCCGGAGGCGGATTTTGTGGCGGCATCGAGCTCGTTCAGCTTGGCAAGGGTCTGGACCAGGGCGGCAATTTTCCGGGCCGAGGCGTCGTCGGCCTTGCCGGTTGTGCGGGTCGTGGACGGTTCGGCGAAGCGGCGCTCGATCTCCTCCACCTCGCGCTCATAGGCGCGGTAAAGGGCGGCGATGCGGCGCTCCTGGTCGCCCGCCTCCACCTTCGCTCCCGCCCGCCGCGGCTCGTCATAGCGCCGCTTCCAGTTGCCGGCCTTGACCCAGCGGTAGAGCCGGCTGCGGGAGATTTTTAAGGTGCCGCAGGTCTCCGCGATGGAGAGGGTGCCCGCCTCGTAGAGCTTTCGCGCCTGGTGACGCAGGGCGTCGGTGTCGGGCGGGTCGGCGCCTTGCGGGGAGCCGGGCGGGTCTTTCTCGGGCGTGTCGGTCATCAAAAAAGGGCCGCGTTTCCGCGACCCGCCCTTTTTGGTTTTGTCTGTCGTCTGGCCGGAGGGGCCGCAGTCTGCCGAGGCGCGGCTTTCTGGATTGCTTCGCTCCGCTCGCAATGACGGCGGAGATTCCTGAGGACTTTCAACGTCATTGCGAGGGTCCAAAGGACGGGGAGCGGCGCGTGACGCGAGCCTGGGCAGGCCGACGCGGCAATCCATGCTGGGTTCCGGCGAGCTCGACTGCCGGCGGCTGGCCTCTAAAATGCGCCCACTCCGCGCCGCCTCTCTCTCCGCGTCATTGCCGTGCTTGACACGGCAATCCATGCCGCGCCTCAAAGCCCTCCTCTGTCAGCGGGTCCCGCGACGCGGACCCCAGGTCGGGGGCCGAACCGCACAACAGGGCCGCGCCGCCTCATGGATCACCGGGTCACGCCCGGTGATGATGCAGAGTGAGTGGCGAGCAGAGCGCATGATCCTCGAACCATTTCTCGATTGCGCCGCTCCCGCCGGCACAACACTCAGCCGTCACCCCAGCCGCATAGTGGTTCGTGGGCCGGGGGCCAATGCCCCTCACCGCCCGGTATGCCGTCGATGCCACGCACGTCATTGGCGACCGCCGCGACCAACCCGCGACGGCATACCGTGTCGAGGCGGGCAATGGGCCCCGGGTCTCCGCTTCGCTCCGCCCGGGGTGACGGGAGAGTGAAGGGCGCGCGGCGCGCGCACGGGCCGCAAGCGCCGCAGGGCATCCGGGCCTCAACGGAGCGGGTCGCCCGCATTTATTCCTAGAAGCCCCTCACCTGCTCCATCGCACGAGAACAAGCGCCACACCGCCCTCACGAGCGTCCGCACCGCAAATCCGCTCGCGATTGGACGTCCCCGGCCCGCCACGCCCTCCGCCGTCACCCCGGGCGGAGCGAAGCGCAGACCCGGGGTCCATTGCCCCTCACCGCACGGTATGCCGTCGATGCCGCGCATGGCGCAAGCGAGCGCCGCGCTGGCAAGGGCCGGCACCGCGTTCCTGTCTGGATTTTCCGGAAAACCGCCGCAGCCGAAACTGTCGGACGATGGCACAACCCTAGCGAAGGAGCGTCACGCTGTCAAGGAATTTTTTCCTGTTCGAATGAATAAATCTTTTGAGGAGCGCTCGCCATCAACATTTTGACTATTATAGCAACTTGCTTTCCAGCGCCCACATCGCGATTGCACGAGAACATCTAGGGATCGCAACTCACTTGATACCGCACGTTGGCTTTTTGATGAACAACTTCGATTCGTAGCCAAAATATTCGGAGCACTCCACAAATTTTACTGAGCACAGAATCATGAGCAAAATATGGAATGGTAAGACTATTGAATGGAAACGGCCCAACACCTGGGTGCCGTTGCTCTCTCGTTGGATTCGCCCCCATCTAAACGAGCGCGGCATCCGTTATCTTCAAAGATTTGGATATCAAGAAATTTGCTGGGATGACTCCGAATGGCTTGGCATTACTCAATCTGTGTTGAATAAAGATATTGAATTCGTCGTCCAAGATTTCGCTGAGGCGGTTCACGCGAGTACGATACGCACCTTCCATGGATGCCGGCCAGTTGCGCCAAGGACGTATCATGAAGATGGTATCATGATGAATAATCCACGCGCACTGGAGGAACAGGCGCGGCGCCTTGTCTATGATGACGAAACACTTACATCCCTTCGGCCGTCCATCGAAAAAGAAATAATCGAGTATATTTTTAGAGACCAAGATCAAGGAAATGTATTTGTCGTTCTCGATGATCGATTTATGATTAGTTCGGCTGGGCATTATTTAATTTACGGAAGCGAGTGGTTAGTTGGCCTTTTGGGCCCTCGCGCCCATTCAACACTACGCAATCGAGGCTATCCAACAATTTTTGTTGTAGATCTCCCACTAAACCTTATAAATTTTGAGGTAGTTAAACATCTATTTGAAGCGCTCTTACAGGAATGGACCCGCATCAAGGTAAATCGCCCCAGCTGGATTCCTGAAAAGAATTTTTCGTTTTGCCTACATCAGGACATTCCATCATCCATGATCGTCACCCATTATCACCCCAAATTGATTTGCGACCCGCTATATAATCGTATCGTACGTCAAAATGAATTCGTTTCTTGTCCGGACTGTAATAGTATTTAA